CTAGAGCAAGAGATTCAAGCATCTGGAGGCCCAACTGTATTTGCTCGCGATTGGTAGCACCTTGTTGTTTATCCTTGGAGCACAATGAGCGCGTCTAAAACCCAGAGAATAATGATGAAAACACTTATTTTGGCTTTGACCATGACAGCTATTCTTTCCGCCTGTGCCGTCCATACTCCCAGGGGTTCGGTGATTGTGGATCCGGATGGTTACGGTGGATATGGGCAGCGTCACTGTCCACCCGGCCAGGCTAAAAAGGGCAATTGCTAAGCAAGTACCGCAGGCTGCCCCCTTATTTGCGCTGATAGCGCTTGCTACCTGTGCTGGTTTCACAATAGCGCCCTCCACGAGGGCCGGTGCAATAGGTTCCACTGGAGCAGGGGCAAACGCTGCTGGATTGCAGCGCCTGTGGCCTGGACTGCGAACGTTGTCCTGCAGTGCCGGTGTACGCAGGACACGACCGCTTGCTGCCGCTGGCTGAACCATCACGGCATACAAAGACTTCCCCCTCGCAGTGGGAAATGCCACCTTTTTTGCCTGAGCAGGGAGTGTTTCTTGCCTGCGTGCTCAGAGGTAGCAATGCCATGATCAGGCATAGGAACAGCCATTTCATTCTTGTCTCACATGCCAGGGACGAGCTTGAGTCCCCAATGGTCTTGTTATAAAAGGGGCATTGAAAAATAATAGTTTTTTGATGCTCTGTTATAGCAGAGGTTTTATTTGGATATTGTCATGCGAATCTTGATGCTTGCCCCCGCTTTATTGTTAGCCGCTTGCCAAACTACGGCGCCCACCGAGAAAGTTGGCAGTGAAGCCTGGCTGGAAAAGGTGGACCGTCAATTGGCTGTCTCTGATGGACAAGGGCATGGCCCTGACTATGGCTCGCAGGAGTGGTGCAACGTGGTGCATATCCGTTTGTATGGTCAGCGCTCAGCACAGCCCGTCCCTTGTGATCAGGCCTGGATGGAGAAGGTCGATCAGGAAATGAAAAAGCATTAAGCCGCATCATGCATGGCAGCCTGCGCTGCCAGCTTTTTACGAACGCCGATAGTATTTCCGGTGCTCCACCATGGTGCCGATGATTTCAATAGCATGCTGGTCGCTGCGAATGGAAGGATAGTCGTCGTTCAGCGGCACCAGCTCAAAGATTTCTTGCCCACCTTCATCTATGCACAAGAGCCGGTATTTCTTGAAGGTGGCTTCTTCTTCGCTGTTTTTGGCGACCACATAATCACCGGGGCGGGGCGTGAGCTCGCAATCCACAATAATCCGGTCGCCTTCCTTGAAGTCCGGCAACATGGAATCGCCCTTGATCTGCAAGGCAAAGGAACGCTCGGACAGACACAGGTCTGTCAGCAGATATTCCACTTCTTCAAACGTGAAGTTCTGACCGGGATCCCGAAACACACCTGCCTGTACATAGTTCAGCAGGGGGATGCGCCGCTCGCCCATCATGGCGTCTTGCACGTTGGAGTCAAAACCGTGCTTGGCCCCAAAACCATAGCCTTGCTGATCCAGGCTATGCGCTTCCAGACCCACTTCTTTTTCTATGGCTCGCGCCACTCGTTCGCCAATGCTGCGCCCACCGTTGTAGGTGGATGACAGGTACTGGGCCAGTTGCGCCCGTGTGCGCCCAATAGAGCGCGCAAAGTCAGCCGCGTTGCCGTGAGCGCGGTCTTCAATCAGGCGTTGCAGGTTTCTGCGGCGAATCGAGTAAATATCCATACCCGACATTAAAACAAGAAAAAACTAAACATAGGTTTAGATATTTCTTTTCTTTACGTTTAGAACTATCTATACTCAATGCATGAACGCTAAACACATCATCGAAGAAATGGGCGGTCGCCGAGCCGTATTGCGTATCACGGGCTTGAGCAAAGGCCGCATATCTCAATGGGAGAAGGCTGGTGTCATACCGCGCGTCTGGCAACTGGTCTTCCATCACATGAACCCGGTGGTGCCGGCCCCAGCACCCAAAGAAAGCTCTAGAAGTATCTAAGCATTTACGACGGGTTTGGCTTGCAAGCCATGCCTGACAGTTCGACTGCGTCATGGGGTGACGCAGTTCTTGTGCCCTTGGGGCATTGCCTATCAATCGGATGTTCGTGGCCTGTTTGGGCCAGGGGTCCTGCTGCGCGTCATATTTTTGCAAATACATCAGAGGCGTGCGGTTTTTCAGGCGGGGGTGCCATGAAAACACGTATTCACAACCATCGACACGAGTTTGCTTGTCGATGGCTCACACAGTCAGGAGCGTGCCTATGAGCAATATGCCGTGGTTTCGCGCCTATACCGAGATGGTGGATGACGAGAAGTTGCGTCTGCTGGCTTTCGAGGACAGATGGCATTACGTGGCCTTGCTCTGCCTTAAAGGGCAGGGCGTGCTAGACAGCGAAGACACGCTGATGCTGCGCAAGGTGGCCGTCAAGCTGGGCCTGGACCTGCGTACCTTGGACGATGTGGTGCGCCGCTTAAGCGAAGTGGGCCTGATCGACCAGGAAACTTTGCAGCCTCTGGCGTGGGACAAACGCCAGATGAAATCCGACAGCAGTGCGGAGCGGGTGGCGCGTTTTCGGGCCAGAAAAAAACAGGAACAAGACGGTAACGAAGGCAGTAACGCGTCCGTAACGTTACCGAAACGGCCGGGTAACGCGCTAGATAAAGAGGCAGATAAAGAAGGAGATACAGATACAGAAAAAGATAAAGAAAAAATAAACGTGCGTCGCAAGGCTCCGGCGCTGGAGTTCTCTGCCTGGCCTGCTGAACCCCGTGCCGAAGTGATCGCAGATTATCTGCGTCATCGTCGCGAGATCAAAGCGCCCTTGACGCAAACCGCCCTGAACCGCCTGGGTACCGAAGCCCACCGTGCCTTGGAGATGGGCTACAGCGTGGACGACTTTCTGGCCGAGTGCATGTTGCGTGGCTGGCGCGGGGGCAAGGCCAGCTGGCTGGAAGGACGCAACGAGCCCCGTGCAGGTCAGGCGTCGGGCTTTGATCCCCTGGCTTATGTGAACCGTCATCGGCAACGCGAGGAGATAGACGATGTCATCGATATCTGATTTTTCCAACCCCTGGCTGCTGCGCCACACCAAGCTGGAAGGCATCAGCCTGATGGACCATTTGTATAACCGGCTCAATGGCATTTATCCGAACAAGTTCCGCTCCAACTTTCGGGACAAGCAAGCCATTGAAGACTGGAAACAGGCTTGGGCCGAAGCTTTTGACGAGGAAGGTGTCTCGCCCAATGACGTGGCACTAGGCATCAAGAATTGCCGTCGCATGTTTGATTGGCCCCCCAGCTTGCCGGAGTTCTTGCGCGCGTGCCGCCCTCAACTGGAACCAGAAACCGCCTTTTTCCAGGCTGTGCGTGGTATGCAAGCACGAGTGCGAGGAGAAATGGGCGAGTGGTCACACCCGGCTATCTATCACGCAGCAATCAGCATTGGACAGTTTGACATGCTGAATCAGGCCTACACGCAGCTGGAACAACGCTGGCACAAAGTGCTGGGAGATCACCTGGCCAAAGGACAGTGGGCAGAAATCCCGCCGCCTCGATTGGCCCTGACCTCCCCGCAAGACTGGGAGCAAGGGCGCCGGGAAGGGCAACGACGCGTGCGCGACCTGGCTCAGGTGATTTCGGGCGACACCGACAAGGACCCGCGAGTCTGGGCGAATCGGATCTTGGCCCGCCCGGAAGCGTGTTCCTTGGCCGTGCTGAAGATGGCCAAAGCAGCCTTGGGCAAGGAGTGAACCAGCCATGAATCTGACAAGACGGCGTCATCAAGAGGTGCATCAGGCGATCACCGGCGCACCTGCCCATCTCTACAGAGAACTGCTGGCTTTGCAGCGGAGCGGCCAGATCAGGCATCTGGTACAGCAGCCATCCTGGAGTCTGGTGCCACGGCTTTTCAGCCACCTGATACCTGCCGGCAGGATTTGCTATATCGCGGATTTTGCCTACACGGACAACAGCAGCGGCGATCGCATTGTGCAGCTAAGCGGCGATCCAGAAAGCCTGTTCCAAAGCATCAAACGAATTTTGCTGACCCGGATGCACGGCATCACCGTTCATCGGGCTTGAAGGAGGAACCCACATGACAATCAAAGCAGAAAAAAAGCAGGGTCTGAGCGGCGACGATTTGCTCTGGAACTGGGCCCGTTGGTGCTGGTCCGGGCAGACCGTGGGCAATATGGAACGCTACGTTCCCTGGCAAGAGGACTTCAGGCCCATACATCAAGACCACGCTTTGGCGGTTGACGCCCTCTACCAGCGCCTGCCGCATTACCAAGCCATGGTCATCCAGGCCGAGTACCCGCGCAAGAACGCTCAGTATGGTCATTTGACCGCCAGCGAACGTCAGACCACAGCCCGTTTGTGGATCAAAAAGGTGACTGGCGCGGTCCTTCGGGATGAAGACTACCGCCGCCATTTGATGGATTTCAGAATCACAGTCGAGAAGGAGATTTTGCGGTGAAGTATGCAGCCGAAGTCATAGACCTGTTAGCGGCCTATCCGGGACGAGAGTTCCGCATGATCCAGATTGTGCGGCACGTCAGCAAAGGCATGGAGCTGTCCACGGCCCAACGCAACGCCATGCGCGAAGGGGTCAAGCGTGTGCTGGTGCAATTGCAGGATTCAGGCCAGGTGGACAAGATCAAAGAGGGTGAAACCTCTGCTTTTTACGCCTGGCGTTGCAGTCTGCAACATGGTCCGCTATGAATCTGCAAGGCTAATTGCAATAATGGGCGTGCAAAGTTGCGTCCAATGCAAACGAAACAACCCCGAGCAAGAAATTGCTGCGGGGTTTTTTTATGTCTGGTCACAACAACCTACGCACAGTCATCGATTGGCCATCAAGCAGATGGCCAGGACCGTTCAGGAGAACTACACAAGATGAACTTTGAACAGATCAGTAAAGCCATTATTGATCACATGGTGGCATTGACCGGGATTGCTCAGGAGCGCATCGAGTATCCCAATGCCCACGCAGTCTTTACCCCGCCGGATACGGGCGTCTGGTGCCGTTTGTTGATCAAGAATACCGACTCGGAAATCTCGGGCATGGGTGCGAGACCCTACACCCGCAAATTGGGCGAGATTCTGATCGAGTGTTTTGATCGTTTGGGTCAGGGCCGTCAGGAGCTGGATCGCCTGAGCGATGCCGTAGATGAACACTTTTCCTTCTGGTCTGACGGAGAGTTGGAATGCCTGGGCCTGAGCCAGGTCGACGTGGCAGCGGATGACCCGCAAAAACGGCCTCAACGCGAAGAGTTTTACCAGATCAACCTGACCGTCCCGTTCCGGGCCGGTTGATTTTTTACCTGTTTTTTTGTGCCGACCTCGCGTCGGTTTTTTTTTGCCTGCATACAGGAGAGATGCATTATGAGTTCTGGCGCTAAAGTTACTAGCTACCTGGTTAAAGAAACCGTTCCCGGTGTGACCCCTGGTTCGGGCTGGCAGACGCTGCGCGTTACCGGCAACACACTGACTCCTACCCTGAACAAAGAGGAGTCCGAAGAAATCACCGATTCGCGTATTGGTCAGGGTTCGATCGTGACCAGCATTGATATTGGTGGCGACATCACGGGCGAACTGTCCTACGGCACCTTTGACGAGCTGCTGGCCGCTGCCTTCTACGGCGAGTGGAAAGAGAACAAGCTGAGCGTGGGCGAGACCCGCAGCACCTTCAGCCTGGCCAAAGCCTATCGTGACGTGGATGTCTACGCGCTGTTCAAGGGTGCACATGTCAGCACCTTTGCCCTGGAAGTGCCTGAAGAAGGCAAAGCCACCGTGACCTTCACCATGTCTTGCCTGGATTACGAAGACAAGGAAACTCCCTTTGCCACCGATCCGGCCGAGCCCAGCCAAACACCTTTCATGTCCTCGATCAGCGTGGGCGATGTGAAAGCCAATGGTGTGTCTTTGGCTGGCCAGGCTTGCGTATCGGGCCTGACCCTGAATATCGACAATCAACTGCAGACCCAACGTTGCTTTGGTGCCGAGCGTTTGGGCCCCGGCGCCCTGATTGAGACCGCAGCAGCCATCACCGGCACAGTGACTCTGGCTTGGTCCCAGAAGGCTTGGGAGCTGTGGAAGAACCAGTTCAAACGCACCCCGATCGCCATTTCCTTCCCGATCACCGACTCCCTTGGCAACAAGTACGAGATCGATCTGCCTGCCATTGAGGTCGATGGTGATCTGCCTAACGGTGCCAAGGGCGACATTCTGAAAGTGGAGCTGAACTTCACTGTGGCCAAGCAAACCCCTGTGCTGACGCGTAGTCCTGTTGCTGCGCCTGCACCTTAAGGAGTGATGGCATGGCTTTGAAGATTAATCGCCTGGAATCGGTGCTGAGTCAGGAGCGGTGGGAGGATTATGACGAGGACGTGTCTTTCAAGATTGCGGCGCTTGATACCGAGGCTTATCAAATAGCCTTGGAGCGAGCTCGCCGCTTGATTGCACGGGAAGATGCAGGGCATTCACTGGCGGCTATTCGTGTTTCAAGTAACGATGTCCGCGAGCACGATGTTCAGTGCCAGTTGTTGAGCACGTATATCGTCAAGGACTGGAAGGGTGAGGTCCTTGATGAAGCGGGCAATGTCATTCCTTATTCGCCCGAGAATGCGACCAAGTTGTTGTCAGAGAACACAGACCTTTTTGTCTGGGTGATTGCGACAGCGGCCCATGTTGCGGCCAATGCGAAGAAGGAGGCCCAGGAAACCGTGGAAAAGTCCTCGCCCGGTTCCAGTGGGAAAAAGAGTGGGCCGGGCAAAATGAAAAGCGCAAGCTGATTCATTCGACTCTCGGTGCTCAGATCCCGGATGAACCTCCCAGTGATCCCATTACGGATCATGTCATCCGTGTTTATTGTGCTGCAGACCGTTGTCGAAGTGTGATTGTCGGAATGGGCGGGGCGGTGCCATTGCCCCTTTCTACCGAGAACATAAGCGCCGTGGTCCAGGCATACGGAACCCCACTGCCCCGGCAAGAGTTGGATATGGCTGTGTTTGAGCTTGATCGCTTGGAACGCAGTTGATTGCCTGGTGGTGGGAGCAGGAGGTGGGCCAGCTGGGGTTGCACGTTTACCTGGCTGGCCCAATTGTTTTGATAGGGTTCAGGTCCTGAGATTTGAATCAGCGTCTATGTGCGGTTTTCCCTGCTTTGGCAGGGTTTTTTTTATCTGGAGAATTTGAATGGCGCAAGAGTCTCGATTGACTATTACGCTCGATACTCGGTCGGCGGAGCAAGGTGCCAAAGATCTGACGCTTGCCCTAAATGCAATGGAGGCGGCTGGCATTCGTGTTGCGGCCATGTCGGATCGAGTCAATGGCAGTATGGCAGGCGTCAGTCATGCGACCCTCTCAAGTGCTGCCTCAGCCGCTGTGATGGACCGAGTGTTGAAGTCTGCCTTAAGTAGTTTTTCGGCCATGGATTTGATTGAGATGGCCGAGCAGTGGGATAGCTATGCCGAGCGTATGGCGGTTGCGACGCAGTCTTTGGGCGAGTACGACCAGGCCCAAGCACGAGTGGCGCAGCTTGCTCAGGCGACATCCCGCCCTATTGATGAAACACGTGAAGCATTCATCGCACTTTCCCCGGCTTTGCGGGAGATCGGTCTTAGTTTTGATCAAAGCATGGATGCAGTAGGGGCTTTTTCTGGACTGTTGGCAACGAATGGGGCTAGTGCAGATAGCGGCGCAGTCGCCATGGAGGCGTTTGCCAATTCGTTTCGTACCGGTGCAGTTAATGCCAGTGACTGGGCGCAGATTACTGGTACTGTTGATTCCCTGATTTCCCATATGGCCGACAGCACTGGGAAAACGACAGCAGAGATTGATCAGTTGGGCAGGAGTGGGCAGATGTCTGCCCAGATGTTGGCTCAAGGTTTGGCATCTTCTTATATCCCTGCCTTGCAGCAACTGGATTTGATGCCCAAGACAGTCAGTGGCGCGCTGACAAACTTGAACTCGGCATTTAGCGAGTACGTAGGCAATACGAATAACTCCTTGCAAGCAACGACATTGTTGGCTTCGGGAATCAACTTCATTTCCCAGAATTTTGAGTCGTTTGCAGATGTACTGGGGACAGTAGCCCTGGGGGCCTTGGGTGTCTATACGTCACGGACTATTGGTGCTGTTGCGGCCTCTGTGAGTGCCACTGTGGCGAGCCATACCAAGGCTGCTGCTACGCTTGCCGCTGCCAGAGCGGAAGCACAAGCTGCGGCTGCGGCTTTGGCAAGCGCACGAGCAAGTCTAGGTTTGACAACGACTCTTGCGCAGTTAACAACAGCAAAAAATGCGTCTGAGGCCGCCAGTAGGCGTCTTGCTGTAGCGCAAGCGGCAACGGCGGGAGTCGGTAGGACTTTGTTAGGTGTGCTGGGCGGTCCTGTTGGCCTGCTGGCCACGATTGGTATGACTGCGGCGTCTTTTTTTACGATGGACGGAGCTTCAGATCGTGCGAAAGTTGCCACAGATGCTCTTACTGGCTCCGCGCAGGATGCGTCCACCGCATTTGGCAACCTGGGGGTTCTGTCCAGGCAAGCTGCGCTTGATAGTCTGGCGGTGCTTCTAGACACTCAGATGGGTGCTGCTAGCAAGGCTATGGCTGATTTCGTCGACAAGCTGGATCCAACGACAAAAAAAGGGGGAGCTGCCGTTGCACGGATGCGAGCGGAGATGCGAAATGAGCTGACTTTCCTGGTGGGTAATGTGTCTTCGGCAGGTGGTGATCTTGAACAGGCCATTGATGGCTTGATCGGGAAGTGGACTGAGCAAGGAGTGATTACCGAGTCTCAAGCTGGCCGATATCGTACGCTTGCTATTGCTATGGTGAAGTCTCGAGATGAGGCTACCCAAACAGGACAGCGTTGGGAGGCGTTGTCCGAGCTGGGCAGGCAGTTGGGGCTAGCTGCTCACGGTGCTGCGGGTGGTGTACAGACGCTAAACAACGCACTTGGTTTTTCGGAGAATGCAAGTAAGCAACTGGAGCAAATCCAGAGTCGGATCAAATCATTGCAAGATAGTGATGATCCGGTAAAACGGATGACTCGCTGGATCAGCGAGAACAAGGATGTTAGTGAGGAAGCCAGGGTCGCACTCATGTCCGCCGCTTATGCGGAAAAGGATTTGTTACAGGCGCGGCAGGCGACGGGGGGGGCGACGAAAGGAGCAGTTTCCTCCGCAAATACCCTTCTACAATCCTTACGCGATCAGGTGGCTGTGTTGGGGATGACTGACGCCCAGTTGCAGCGCTATCGGCTTCAGATGGCCGGTGCTTCGAAGGGGCAGATGGATGAAGTGGAGGCTTTGCAGGCCACGAAAAAAGCCTACGAAGATACGGAGCGAGCAAATAAGCTTTACCAGAAAGCGATGCTGGAGCAAAAAAGCATTGCAGAAGAAAACACCATTTTTCAGACTCAGAAAAACCAAGAGAATGTAGGCTTGGGAATTGGTGAGCGCAGACGTAAGCAATTGGCCGAAGAATATCAAATCACGGCGGACTTTGAGCGTCGCAGACGTGCGCTGGAGGCTGGCCAGGAGGATGAGTCCACACGCTTGGATGACCCGCTCTATTTGCAATCTATTGAGCGCTTGCGCTCGGCAGAAGAGGAAAAGCTGGCTATCGTGCGCCGATCTGTGCAGGAGCGTTCACTTCTTGAGCAGGACTGGGGATTGGCGATGCAGGAGGCGATGATGAATTATGCCGATAATACGGCTAATGTTTATCAGGCTGTTTCTGGTTTGGTCGGGAATATATTTAAGGGCATGGAAGATGCGCTTTTCCAGTTTGCCATGAAAGGCAAGATGGATTTTGCGAGTCTTGCCGATAGCATTATCGCGGACATGATTCGAATTGCGATCCAGCAGTCAGTTACAGCGCCCTTGGCGGGCATGATTGGCAACTTGTTTGGTGGCGGTGTGAACGGGGTGTCGACTGCCAGCGCGATACAGCAAGGCGGTGGTGACGGTATTGGTGCCCTGATTAGTTTGAATGGTTGGGCTTCTGGCGGTTACACCGGAGACGGAGGACGCTATGAACCAGCTGGTATCGTCCACAGGGGCGAGGGCGTTCTGAGTCAAGACGATATGCGTAGTTTGGGTGGGCGTTCCGGGTTTGACCGGCTACGTCGCTCCTTACGTGGATATGCCAATGGCGGGGCGGTGGGTTATCCAGCTTTACCTTCAGCAACGGCGACTGCTTCTATGCCTGGTCAGGATCTGCAGGTGGTAGTTAATAACTACGGCGGAAATAGAGTTGAGGCCAAGGAAGAAATGAGTCCAGGAGCAGATGGCCAGATGCTGCGGCGTGTCGTTATCAGTATTTTGGATGAGCAGCTGGGAAGCCCGAGCACAAGCACAGGACGAGTGTTGCAAAGAGGCTGGGGATTAAGAGCACGAACCTAAGTGATAGCAAACCAGAGTGCAGCCCTTGAGTATTGCTGTGTTTCACGAACATCAGGCCCGTTGGATATGGATCCAACGGGCTTTTTTTATTTCAGTCTATGAACAAATTACCTGATTACGTCTCGATCCTGATCGATGGCTTTGGCGAGCGTTTCGACCCTGCCGTCAAGCGAACCGAAATGGATCGTGGTCCTGTGAAACAAGAAATATTGAATTCACAGGTGCTGGTGGAAATGGAAGCCACTCTTTTTTTTCGTAGTCGTGAGGATACCGTCAAATTTGATAGCTGGTATTTCGACATGATCCGTCGAGTTGGCTGGTTTGATGTGTATGACCACCGATATCGCATAACGCGTTCGATGCGGTTCAAAGGTGGGGACATCGGTAGCTTGACGCCGTTGGCGGGCGGGTTTCGGTATGCCCAGCGCCAGGTGACGCTGGAGTACATGCGATGAGTATCAGTAAGGAATTTCGTCGTAATCGACAAAGAATCACTGATCCGGATGGAGTGGTGTTGCTGGTAGAGATTACGCATTCGTCTTTCTCTGCACCGTTTCGGCTGGCCAACGATACCAAGGCGTGGACCAGTCGCGGTGTGACGTACGTGGGCTATCCATTTCGCTTTACCTTGCCTGATTCCAGCGAGGGGGAAAGTCCCAAGATGGCGCTCGAAATGGCGAATACAGGCGGAGACATTTTGCGCGAGCTCGAGTCCATCCGAGAGCCTGGCGAAGAGGTGTGGTGCAACATCATCATGATTGATCGCACTATGCCGGATATTCACGCCATGAAATTGAGCCTTCCCATTTCCGTGGTGGCGGTAGATAGCTCCAGCATTTCGGCTAGGCCGTCCATGGATTCGATTCTGAACCGTTCGGCGGTGACGCTGCGATACGACAAGCGTACAGCACCAGGGATTTTTCAATGATTAAGGCGCTTAATCGTTTTATCGGAAGGCCGCATATGGCCGAGAGCTACGACTGCGCTGATCTGGCGGTAGAGGTAGCGCGGGAGCTGTTTGCTCGTGAAGTTGCGTTACCTGCTGTCAGGCCCCGTCCGCAAGGGCAGCGTGGTCAGGGAGTAGCAATCCGGGCCATGGCCGATGAATTGGCTTTTGAGGTTGCCGAACCAGTCGATGGTGACTTGGTGCTGATGCAAAGCGCAGGGCAAGAGTTGCCGGGTCATATCGGCACTTACTTTTTTGTGAACTACCAGCCGCATGTTCTGCACACATCGGTCGGGCTAGGACAAGCCAGTCTACATAAGTTAACCGCGCTACCCGCCTTTAGTTTGCGGGTTGTTGGGTTTTATCGGTGGAAGAGTCAGAATGAACAGAATTGATGAAGGGCGGCTGGTTGTTACCCCGCACCCATTGACCCTTGAGGGGCAGACAAATACTCCAGCAGATTTGAGAGCAGGCGAAAGCCTGCTTTCTTTTCTGGAGCGTCACGTTCCGAACCTGCACGTATGCAAATATGCGGTATCCATCAACGGGTGCCTCATTTCTCCTGATCACTGGTCGCAAGTGAAGCCTAAGCACGGCACCGTCATTGCAGTACGTTCCGTTGTAGAGAAAGAGGCGTTGCAGTTGGTCGCGCTGGCGGCGTTGACCTACTTTACGTTTGGCATTGGTTCGGCTGGTGGGTTCGTTGCGACCAGCTTCGGGAAATTAGCGGCTACTGCGGTGTTTATGGCTGGCTCCATGCTCATCAATAAGGTATTGGCCCCACCGATGCCCGAGATTGGTAGTACGGATCTTGGCCGTGAGCCAACCTACAGTATTGCGCCTGGCAGCAATAGGGCCCGTCAGCATGATGTATTGCCTTTACTGCTGGGATCAATCCAGTACGCGCCTGATTACGCGAGTCTTCCATACACCTGGTACGAGGGCAATGAACAAGTACTGGGCGCGGTTTTCAACGCGGGTTTGAACGTTGATCGTTTCGAGGGTGGATTGCTGAACGGCGATACTGAGCTAAGCGTTTACCAGGATGTCAGTGTGTGGACACGCGGGTTTTCAGGTATGCCGGAGCAGGACATTCCGCTGTTCACGAATCCGGATGTCTCTGACGGCGGCGAGTTGGAGGGCACTGGCGAATGGGTGATACGAACGACCTCGGTGGACACGACACTCATTCAGTGCGACTTTGAGATTCAGCTGTTTGGACAAGGTAAAAAAGGGATTGAGGGGCGTAATCTGGTCCTTGAAGGTCGATATCGTCCGGTAGGAGCGGCCCAGTGGCGACCCATTCAGTCGGTATATCTCGATAATCGAGCGGTGAAACCTTTAAGGCGTACCGAGACTATCCCTGTCGAGTCGGGGCAGTATGAGGTAGCCTGGAGAAATGCAACCGGTGGTAGTAGCGATGACGGTAAGACCACACGCAATGCTGTCTGGACTCAACTGAAAAGCATTCAGCCCGATGATGGCGACTATCTTGGGCAGTCCCGAATTGGGATTAAAGTCAAAGCCACCGGCCAGCTCAATGGCAGCCTAAAAGAGATCAAGGCGCGGTTTGTGGCTCGTGCCATGCCCATTTGGAATGGCAGCAGTTGGGGCGTGGCAACAACACCGGACAATGGCTTGTCGAACCCTGGCGCACAGATTCTTCTGCTGGCGCGGGGAATTTATGTTGAAGATCCTTTCTACGGCCGTAAGCTGATCGCGGGCATGGGCTTGCCGGATGATCAGATTGATATTGAAGGCTTAAAGGCGTTCATGCAGCATTGCGCGGCTAACAATTTGCGGCACGATGCGCTGATTAGCGACGACCGAAGCAATGTGGACTTGCTCAACCAAGTGGCCCGCTGCGGTCTGGGGTCGTTTGGTTTTTTCAACGGTAAGTGGGGTGTAGTGTGGGCGTGGGATAACCAGCCTCTGGATGGGGTGGTCAATATGGCTACCATCAAAAAGGCGACGTTCCAGGTCAGCTATGAGCTGGCCAGTGCTGCTGACGGCATTGTCTACACCTATTTAAATCGCGAGACTTGGGAGCAGGATGCGCTTTACGTTTATGCGCCGGGCAAGACTGTCATGTTGAATCCTGCACGAATCACCGGCGAGGGTGTCACGACAGCGGAGCACGCGGCTGTCATGGCCCGCTATCACCTGGGGCAGTCTTTGTATCAATTCAAAGACATTCAGTACGAAACTGATCTGGAGCACCTTGATTATCAGCGGATGTCTATGCTGGCCATTAGTCACGATATGACCCAGTGGGGATTTGGTGGGCGTCTTGTTGCTGCTGCTCGAGATGAGCAAGGCGTAGTCACCTTGCATCTGGATTCGCCTGTGCCTGATCAATCCGTTCATGGTGCAGGGGCTGCCGAGCCGTTTATTGGACTACGCGTACCGGGGGAATCCATCTATCGTGTTTTCCGGGTGGTGCGGCCGAGCGCAGGCAACTTAATGGTGCAGCTTAAAGACCCGTGGCCCGAGGATGCGTTATTTCCCGGTGAGGATGGGGATAATCCGCCGCATGACACGCTGTGGTTTTACGACTTTAAGCCTACTCCAGGCGCACGTGTTCGCGTGGCCGGTATGCAAATGCAAGCTGATCTGGGCGGTGCGCAGGTAGCAGTCGTTCCTGAGTCCGACGAGTTTTGGGACTATGTGATCAAAGGAACTTACGAACCAGCCGGCAGCGATAGTGAACTTTCGCGTGATGAAACGCCAGTTGTGCACAGCCTTCGTGTCACTGAGCAGCAGACCGTGCAGGGCAATACGCAGTTTACGGAGCTGACCATTACCTTTGATGCCAATGGGGAGTTGGCGTCCGCAGAGGTTTGGGCGGGACCGGAGGGGCAGGAGCTGGTCCATGTTGCGGACACGTTCACGCGCCAAGCGACATTTCGTATCGATGTGGCTGGTAATTGGATGGTACAGGTTCGTCCAATGGGCCATACCCGTGCAGGCCCGGCAGCGAGCATTTTCTATGTGACGCAAGTCACGGATCTGCCACCCTGGAACTATGACTCTTTGCTGATTACAGAAATTGCTGGTGGGTTGCGTCGGTATGCTTTTGAGTATGTCGACAATGATCCCCCACTTGATTTGGCGGGTGCTGAGATTCGCTACCTTTCTGGAAAGCATGCTGCGCCAGTGTGGGATGTCATGACGCCGTTGGGTAGTGGTTTTCACACGGCGACGTTTGAGGGTGTCCTGCCCCAAGAGGGGGATTGGACTTTTGCGTTGCGTGCCCGCAATACGTCTGGGAAGCTCTCTACTGATGCGCTCATCCGTACCGTAAAGCTGGGCAAGAACTTTGACCAGGTGCAAACCAAAGATAAGACGCCTCCACCAGCGGTAAAGGGCTTGTCGGCGGTCGCGAGCTTGGGAACAGTAATTGTAAGTTGGAGCCCTGCTGCGTATGAAACGGGGCATGGCCATGCCCGTACGATTGTTTATGCCGCACAGGGCGCTACCGCTACCGTATCGTCGGCAAAGCCTGTGGCTGAGTCACATCACGGTCCTGTTTCGTTCAGTGCTGGGCTGGGCGAAACATGGCGAGTATGGGCCAAGAATGAGAGCGTAGACGGTGTGCTCTCTAGCGCATACGCCGGGCCTGTCAATGTCACGTTGGGTAAAGTGGGCGAGGCGGATCTGGCGGAGGATCTGGATCTGGCCAAGCGTTTGGCTGACGGCTCAATCACGGCAGAAAAGCTGGCTGATGGTGCGTTGACTGAAACAAAGTTCGCCCAAGGTGTGGAGCCAGTCAAGATTATTCCTGATTCGGGAGCGTTGCCCACCACAAAATCGACGTCAAGCGTGCTCTGGAAGGGTGCGCTATATGTCTGGAGTGCTGCAGCGAAGAAGTACGAGAAGGCGGTAGCTGACGTTGCTCCTGAGTCTCTCGGGCCAGACAAATTCTTGCCTGGCATTGAGCCAGTGACCACGATCCCCGACAGTGGTCAATTGCCGACTTCCAAGGTGACGGCTACTGTTTCCTGGAAAGGTGTTTTGTACGCGTGGAATGCCGCGACCAAAAAGTATGAAAAGGCGGTGGCGGATGTTGCTCCCGAGTCATTGGGGCCAGACAAGTTCTTGCCAGGCACCGAGCCAGTTACGGTCATCGCCAATAAAAAGCCACTGCCAACGGTTAAGTCGACATCGAGCATCGTTTGGAAGGGCAAGCTGTACCGGTGGGATGGCACCAAGTATGTGTCGAGTGTCGATGCGGGTGATATTGCTGGCAAGGTCACCGATCAGCAGATCGCAGACATGAGTGCGGCAAAGCTGACAGGGGAAATTGCAGGTACTCAGATTGCTGCCAATGCGATCAAGACGCCACATCTTGCGGCGGGATCAGTTGCAGCTGAGAAAATTGCGGCAGGTGCTGTGATTGCCTCCAAGTTGTTTGTGGGAGCAAACGGTAATTTGATTCCCAATGGGGCGGCGGAAATGGGACTTGACCAAGCCAAGCTTGGCTGGCCAAGCCGGTTTGTGGTCGATGAAACAAACGCCCCAGATGGGTTTCCCTGGTCGTATCGTTCCCCAGCGGGTGAAACCGGCACGAGGGATTCCACCTTCGGCCCTATCCCGGTAGAGCCTGGAGCTGAGTATCAGATCACCATCTGGGCCATGGCGGATCGGGCTGATAGCCGCGTCTATATAGAAGGGCGGAATCAGTCTGGTGCACACGCGTTTAAGAACGCAAAAGGAGATGGTGGGTCACACGTTTATGTGCTGGCCAACCGAGTTTTGCCCACGAGCTGGACGCGGTTTTCGACAACGGTCACCATCAGTGATGGCACCACACATTTGCATCGCTTCCGCTACTACATCAACCACGCCAATGGGACAGAGAGAGGGGCAGCGCAATCCTTTGCTGGGCTGACCATGGTCAAGCGGGCGACGGGTGAGTTGATTGTTGATGGTGTCATCACGGCAGACAAGGTGGCGGCTAATGCCATTTCCTCTGAGAAGATCGCCGCAAATGCAGTTGATGCTGCCAAAATCGCTGCCGGTGCTGTTAACGCGAGTCATATTGCTGCCGATTCGATCACGGCGGAAAAGCTGGTGGTTTCGTCACCCACGAACTTGATTCCTGACACTTACGGATGGACAGATCGAGCTAATGGGGGTTCTTGGCGTCGAGCGGGCTTTTCCTTTAACACCACCAGTGGCTCTGCTTGGTTGCAGCATAAGAGATCAGTGGTGCTGGATACCCTGTTTGAGATTCGGGCGGGGACGCGATACCTGTTTTCTGTTGAGATGACTAGCCAGACGGATGGAGCGCGGCAAGTGTTTGAGGTTGTAAAAGAGGACAGCACACCATTCTCGCCGCGTCGTTTTTTGGGCTCTTTTGCCACTTCTTCGGACGATTATCGCTTGTATACGAACGAGGTCGAGTTTGAAGCATCAGAAAGAGTGCACCTGAAGGTGTGGGCCAATGACAATCAAGCTGCGTCCACAGGCGGCTATATGTGGATCAGAAACCCCTCGTTGCGGGCCATGGCGCAGGGGGAACTCATTGTTGATGGAGCGGTAACTGCTGAAAAAGTGGCGACAAATGCGATCACGGCTAATCACTTGGCAGCAAACTCGGTGACCGCAGCAAAGGTGGCAGCAGGAGCTATTGCGGCTGAGCATTTGTCCGCTGGTGCAATTACGGTGGGGAAGCTCCAGGATGGTGCTGTTACTGGTGACAAGATCGCTGCGACGACTATCACGGGTGACAAGATCGTAACGGGAGCCATTACAGCGGATAAGGTGACCACAAATGCTGTGACTGCTGACAAAATTGCCGCGAATGCAATTACTGCGGCGAAGATTTCGGCAGGGGCTGTTGGTGCTGAACAGATTGCTGCAAATGCGATTACTGCGAAGCATCTGGTTGTGGCCGACCGATCTAACTTGCACCCTGATCCTACCGTATCGCTAGGGGGGGAAAGTGAGCTTTGGTCTATACCCTCCTGGGTCGCTGCAATACCGGCTGGCACATCGACTGTTGGCTGGGGGTTTAGCGGGGGAGTGTTACGCGCGACTGCTCCGAATCCTGGCACCGTGTGGAATGGTCCCTGTTTACGCACGCGGAATATTGAGCTGCAGGGCAGTCAGGATTATGTTTTGTCCTTCCGGCACCGGCGGTTCAATGCTGGAACCTCGGTATTTAGAACGGTTGTGTATTTTTATGATGCCAACGGTGAGCATATCTCCGGGGCAAATGCTCTGCTAAATCACACGACGAGTTCAGCAATTCCACAAGATGTCATTTTGTCCGTTACGGCACCGGACAAGGCTTCTTCGATGCAAATCTATTATCAGCAGCATCCGGACACTAGTACGTCTGGTTTTATTGTTGGTGACTTCTTTGTACGCCGTGCGGCTTCCGCTGAGTTGATTGTCGATGGAGCTATTACGGCGGATAAGCTGGCTACCGGGTCGGTGGTGGCCGGGAAATTGGCGGCTAATAGCGTGGCTGCAAGCCATATTTCGGCTGGTGCTATTACAACTGACAAGTTGGCGGTGGATTCGGTAACGGCGGCGAAGATCGCGGCAGGGAGCGTGAACGCTAGCAAGATTGAAGCCAGTGCAGTGACTGCAGACAAGCTGGCTGCAAATAGCGTGACAGCGATAAAGATCGCAGCCAATGCAGTGACTGCAGACAAGATTCAAGCGGGGACGATCACTGCAGAGTCAGGGGTTATTGCAAACGGTGCCATTACAAATGCTCATCTGAATAACGCGATTGTGACGACGGCGAAAATTGCTGACGGGGCCATTTCGCGTGCGAAGATCCAAACTGCAGCGATTGGGGAAGCTCAAATCGACAATGCGGTCATTACAAGCGGAAAAATCCGAGATGCAGCTATTACACGCGCCAAGATTGGACATGCTGAAGTCGATACATTGAGGATTGCAGGGAACTCGGTCACGATTCATGCCTCAGTTTCTGCGCCCTTGCATCACCCAGGATCCATGGCGACCGAGCGCCCAGTTAGCCTGAGTTTTTACCTTCCATATGCTGCCGACTTCACGCTAATGGCAAACGTAGAGCCATACACGGTGACAGGGACGTCTGGTACGCGGGATGCGCGCAGCGACATTTGGTATGACAGTGGGGGTTATGTGATTGGGACTGTTTATTCCGTTAGAGATATTCAGGCGGCGTTGTCGTCAGGAGGCACAACAACTATTAAGGGCTGGCTATCAGCTGGCAATCATTCAATTACGATGAGGCAAGTGCCAAGTTTTAGTAACTTGAGCTTCGGAGCAGTATTTCCTGCGGTATCGATGGTCGTTCTAATTGCGATGAGGTAACCCAATGAAGGATGTATCATTATTTCAAAAAGGACGCTTTTGCGCCGTTATATCTGGCTCTACTGTCTTCGTTGTAGAGCCTACCCTGACTAACTGGAAAGGGCAGTGGGCTGAGGGCCGCTACGACGAAACTTGGTGGCTTTACGGTGGACAGGCGCGTCAGCGCCCAGTCTGTCCAGTTGTTGCAGATGGCTTGATTCTGTATGGCGTTAGGCCTGGCAGCAACATCACGATAGAGGGGCAGCAATATCTGTGCGCCGAAGGCGGAGATGTTGAGCTGTCGTTTCAGTTCCCCGGCACCTACGAAGTTACCGTTGCGCGCTGGCCCTATTTAGACGGGAGATACACCATTGAAAATCCACCACCAGCCAAATAACCACGCTGAACGCCGACGCCAGGAATATCCGGTCATCGGGGATCAGCTCGATGCTGTGTACAAGTTAGCTCGCCATATGCAGGAGCAAGGCCAGCAGCTACCACCGGATGTAGAGCAGTGGGTGGCTCAGTGTCGAGCCGTTAAAGAAAAGTATCCAGCCGCTTAAGCGGCTTTTTTTATGGAGTTTGATATGCCATTGGCTATTTTTACGAAAAACATGATGACTGACGGGGGGCCTGCAAAAGCCCATTCTATTGGGCGTATTTCTACTGAGCGTGGCGCTGAGGGTTGGACTGTGCAAGTCGATCATCATGCGACTCAAGAGCAGGCAGAGCGACAGGCAGGAGTGGTCTGGCAGACGTATTACGTGATGCCATTTGATACCGCTCTGGGTAGCCAACCTCAGCTGTCTGCCGTTACCTGGTTGATTGCAAATGAGCCGGCATTTTCTGGTGGGGAAGCCGTGGTAGGTGTGGACCCAATAGAAAGTGCTGAAGAGCAGCAGTAAATCACAATGTGATCGTAGTGAGGCTGCCTGAAGTGCGGTTTCCCGAATATTGTTCCCCCGGCCCGCTTGAGCGGGTTTTTTTATGTCTGCTGCACCCATAAAAGGGATGCAGCAGACAGGGCAAATTTAAATAAGGAGAAGGGCCTGTGCTGAATAACGACGCCGCTCACCTACCCATAAGCACCGGCTCGGCCCTGCTTATTTATGGTTGGACGATGCAGGATTTTGTGCTGACTTTATGGGCGGCTTATGTGGTGATTTTGATTGTGACCAAGCTGCCGGACTTTACTCGTGCGGCCGCGCGGATTGTGGGCGGGATCCAGCGTGCCTGGCGCCAGCTCAAGGAGTGGAAGCATGGATCTGAAGACTAAGCTGGGTGCAGGGGTAGTCTCGGCGGCGATTGCTTTGGTTGCCGCCTGGGAAGGGCGCTCTTTGATCGCCTATGTGGACCCCGTCGGCATTCCGACTATCTGCGACGGCTACACACAAGGAGTCAAGCCGGGTGATATGGCCAGTCCGCAGCGTTGCGACGCCTTGACGGAGCAGGAGGTTCGTCGCGCTTTGAGTGTGGTGGATCGCTCCGTTAGCTATCCCTTGCCGGATGAGGTACGTGTGGCGCTGAGCAGCTTTGTTTACAACGTGGGGGCCGGGGCCTATGCCAATTCGACCTTGCTGCGCAAGCTACGGGCTCGGGATATAGCCGGAGCATGTCAGGAGCTGGATCGTTGGGTCTATGCTGGTGGCCGCAAACTGCGGGGGCTGGAGCGGCGGCGTCAGGCCGAGAGGCAGTTATGTCTATCAAGTCTGCATTAGTAGGGGCTGCTGTTCTGGCAGCCCTTTTTTTATGGGGGGCGCTTTATGGTCAGGAGCAGTATCGCAAAGGCTATGAGCTGGCCCAGGCGCAGACCAGGGCGGCGCAGTTGCAGGCCGAGGTCCGTGCGCGCTTGATGGGGCAACGATTACAAAAGGAGGTGGAGGATGTTCGAGTCACTTATCAAATGCAGCTGGATGCGGCCCAGCGTGTTGCTGTGGCTGCTCGCGCCGATCTTGACGGCTTGCGCAGCAAGCTCGCCGCCGCCAATGATCGTGTCGCCGCTCAGGCTGCCCGAGCCGGACATGCGCTGGATGCAAACGCCCGAATTGCCAGCCAGCTGCGCAACGTGGTCGGCCTGTGCGCAGAGCGATATACAGAGATGGCAGGAGTTGCTGATGGATACCGGAGCGCTTTAAGCGGTTTGCAGGGGTATGTGTTGGCCTTGAGGAAATAGGGCCCCACGGATGGAAACAGCCCAGGGCGTTAGCGCTTCATGCGCTTAGCGTTGCAGGCCTTCGGTTTGATAAAACAGTTTCAGGTCGCGAGGGCTACCTAGTCTGACTTTAGGCAAGGTGCTTGCCTCGAAAATGCTCAAGTACTTGTGGCGATTGGGCGGGGTCACGATGGCGATATGGCGGATCATTTGCCATTTCACACTATCTTTACCGCCTTCCAGGGCTCCACGACGGTTGCGCTCAAACAGGGTGCGCCGGAAGTAGCGCAGCAGGCTGGTAGCGGTGGAGACCTCTAGCACGATGAAACCTGTAGCGCGAGCCAGACGTGGGGCCAGGTGGCGCGTGTAGTTGCCTTCCATCACCCATTGTTCTTGCGCAATAGCCGCCTGGTGAAGCGCAACAAAATCGGCTTCGGGGCGGGGCACCCAGTTGCTATGCGGCAGGTGGTAGAGCTGATCCAGATGCACGGCCGGGATGGCCAGCTTGCGTGCGATCGCGTCAGCCAGGGTGGATTTACCGCTATTGGATGGGCCAAGAATGCAGATGCGGGGGCCTAAGTTCTCAAGAAGGGGCAT